CAAACAAACTAAAGGAAAATAATATGGCAACCGTAGTAATCACAGGGCGCGATATTTCTCTATCTTTCACAGGTGGAACAGATATCGAGGCACAAGCAACTTCAGCAGTTCTAACAAAGACTAACCTTCGCGAGACATACCAGACTCTCGATGGCGAAGCCTATAAGACCACAAACATCGAAGGCACTTTTGCTCTTTCAATGCTTGCTGACTGGGGTAAGGCTAACTCAGTATGCGAAGCACTATGGACTGCTGCTGAATCAGCACCAGACACAGACATCACCGTTACACTAACAGCAGCTACAGGCGCTCAATTCGTGTTCCCAATCATGCCAGAATTTCCTACAGCAGGAGGCGCTGGAACAGATGCTCAGACTGTAGACTTTACATTCAAAGTATCAAAGGGCGCAGTAACAGAAACCTTCAGCTAAAAAATAGAAACGGGAGCAAGCAATGCAACAGAACATAACAATTAAATATGTAGATGGAACCGAAACCACTTACTTGGTTCGCCCACCTGATTACGCCAAGTGGGAGATGACAACTAAAAAGGTTATCTCTCAGTTTGGCGGCATGTGGGACATTCTTTATGTAGCACATTCAGCGATGAAGCGTGATGCAGGGGGCAAGCCAACCAAGACACTCGATGTCTGGATGGAGTCAGTCTCAGATATTGAAGTAGGTGGGGAAGACCCAAAAGTCATCCAAGAGGAAGCGTAAGCCGACTCTTAGTTGAACTGGCAATAGCAACACAGATCCCAATGGATAAGTGGCAAAGTGCCGAGGATATTCTTACAGCAATAGAAGTATTAGAGGAGCGCAATCGTGGCAAGTGAGCTACTAGCACTAGACCAGACTGAACTTCGTCAAGTCTTCAAGGCTTTAAAAAATATGGGTGAGGAAGCAAACGATGAGGCCAAGCGCCAATCAGGCGCTCTGGCTGAATTCGCCCGGGCTGAAGTTATTCAAACTGCTAGCAGGGGTAATAACACTAAAGTCTCAGGCCGTATTGCTCAGGGTTCTCGGGTTAAGAAGTCAAGCCGCATAGGTGAGATTACTTACGGATTCGCTTCTCAGAAGTTCTCAGGTGGAGCAACTACTAGAGATATCTGGGGCGGTACAGAATTTGGTTCTAATAAGTTTAAGCAATTCCCTGTCTGGTCAGGCCGCGAAGGTCGAGGCTCTAAGGGCTGGTTTATCTATCCAACTTTGAGAAAGATCCAACCTCAGATCGTTGCTAGATGGACTGAATCGTTCTCTAAGATTTTGAAGGAGTGGGGCTAATGGCAACAGGTACAAGGGCGTTAACGCTCAAGCTTCTTGCTGACGTTGATAACTTCACTAAGAACCTTGACAAGGCCGACAAGGATGTAATGTCCTTCGGCGATAAGGTTTCAGATTTTGGAAAGAAGGCTGGACTAGCGTTTGCAGCAGCAGGCGCAGCAGCCGTTGCTTATGCTGGAAAGTTGGCCATCGATGGAGTTAAGTCTGCCATCGAGGATGCAGCCGCTCAGGAGAAGTTAGCCCTTACTCTTAAAAATGTAACTAATGCAACTGATGCACAAATTAAAGCTACTGAAGATTACATTACTCAGACTTCCCTAGCCTTCGGCATTACAGATGATGATTTAAGGCCATCGCTAGAGCGGTTGTCCAGGGCAACTGGCAATTTGCAGAAGGCTCAAGAATTACAGACAGTCGCGATCGATGTCGCAGCAGGTTCAGGCAAATCCCTTGAGGCAGTTACTAATGCAATGGCCCGCGCAGCCGAAGGAAATACTGCCGCGCTTGGCAGATTGGGCATAGGACTTACAGCGGCTCAACTCAAGACAATGAGCATGGATCAGATCACCGCTAAGTTAGCAGATACTTTTGAAAATCAAGCTGCCGCTAAAGCAGACACATTTCAAGGCAAATTAACTCGCTTGCAGATCGCCTTCGATGAAGGCAAGGAAACCGTAGGATCTTACATTCTTACAGCTATAACTCCTATGGTTGAAATAATCGTTAATAAGGTAATTCCAGCCATTGCGGACTTTACGAATAACCTAGGCGAGAAATTGCGCCCAGTAATTGAATTCCTAACCCCTATTACTAATGGCCTTCGCAGCGCTTTTAACTCAGTTAAGAATTCGTTAAGCGACAACAGCGAAGAACTCAAGCCGCTTCTTACTTTATTCAAGGCAGTTGCAGAATTTGCTAGAGACGTATTAGCGCCAGTTTTGAGCAAAACTTTAGGCGCAGCATTACGGGTTATAGGCACAGCCATATCTGGCCTCATTGATGGGCTAGCCAGCGTGGTTACTTTCTTTAATAATCTTTACAATGCGATCAAGCGAGTGATCGATTTATCTAAGCAGTTAGGCTCTAACCTAAATCCGTTTGATGGTGGGAAAGTCTCAGGAGCATCTTCTCCGTCAGCACCTTCAGCACCGGCAACTCCTTCAGGCGTTCCAAGTTATCTAAACGTCAGGCCAGTATCTACGACTAACATTACGGTTAATGGCGCGATCGATAGCGAATCAGCAGCCCGACAGATCGTGCAGATTCTTAACGATTCTAACGCTCGAGGAACCTTGGGCAGCGCGGCTTTCGTTTAATGACTGCATATACTCCGACCTATAAGGTTCTAGTTAATAGTGTTGAGATAACAGATATAACTATTGCTAACCTAGTAATTACTTCTGGGCGTACAGATATCAACGTTCAGCCAGTCGCAGGCTATTGCCAATTACAGTTAATGAACCTTAATAACTCAAGTTATGACTTTACCGTTGGAACTGGCATCACAGTTGAGGTAACTAATTCAGTTGGGACTTACGTTCCTATTTTTGGCGGCTTTATCTCTGATTTTACTATCTCGGTTAATCAGGCTGGAGATTTGGGTTACACGACTACTGCAACTATTACAGCTCTAGGAGCCTTATCTAAACTTCCAAGAATCATCGATGCTGGAGTCTTATCTGCGGACTTTGATGGAGATCAGATTTATACGCTTCTTTCAGGCTATCTATTAGGGCAATGGAATGAAGTACCAGCATCTCAGACTTGGGCTACTTATGATCCTACCGAGACTTGGTTGAATGCGGTTAACATCGGCTTGGGCGAAATTGATCAGCCAGGCGATTATGAGCTAATAGCCCGGTCATCATCGAACACAGATCTTTACTCATTATGTACGGCTATTGCTAATTCAGCCTTCGGCGTTCTTTACGAGGATGCTAACGGCAATATCGGGTATGCAGACCAAACTCACCGCCAAGATTATTTAGCCAATAACGGATATACCACGCTCGATGCTAACCACGCTAATGGCGTAGGATTGGCAGCTACTACTCGCGCTGGAGATATTCGCAATAGTTTCACTATCGTTTCTGGCACTAACGGGAATCATACTTATACTGCTACCGATACAGAAAGCCAGACCCTCTTCGGAGTTTATGCGGAGCAATACACATCTAGAATAAAAAACAATTCCGATGCAGTAGCTCTAGCCGATCGTTATATTGATCTTCGAGCCTTTCCTTATCCTAAGTTTCAAAACATCACTTTTGTACTTGGAAACCCTGAGATTGATCATGCCGATCGAGATGCTTTAATTAATATCTTTTTAGGCCAGCCAGTTTGGATTCAAAACCTGCCCGGTAATATTACCGATGGCTCGTTCCAGGGTTACATCGAGGGCTGGACATTCAGAGCCTCACTTAACAATTTGACCGTAACATTTAACGCATCTCCTGTGAACTTCTCCCAAGTTGCGGTAAAATGGGAGCAGGTAAATGCAGCAGAAACTTGGAACACTCTAAGTCCAACCCTTACATGGCTTAATGCGATAGGAGCAGTAGCGTAATGGCAACAACAACTACTAACTTTGGTTGGGATATTCCTCAATCAACCGACCTGGTAAAGGATGGCGCTACCGCCATTGCAGCCTTAGGTCAAGATATAGATACTGCCCTAATAGATCTAAAAGGCGGAACTACAGGCCAAGTACTAGCTAAGGCATCTGGCACAGACTTGGATTTCTCTTGGGTTGCCCAAGATGATTCAAACGCTATTCAGAATGCCATAGTCGATGCCAAGGGAGATCTAATTGGCGCAACAGCAGCAGATACTCCAGCTCGTCTTGCGGTCGGCACAAATGGTCAAGTATTAACTGCCGACTCAACAGCCGCCACAGGCCTTAAATGGGCAACCCCCGCAGGCGGCGGAAAAGTTCTTCAAGTAGTAATGGGAACAACTTCAACCGTCGTGACCGTAGCTTCGACAACTTTTACAGATACAGGATTATCGGCAACAATTACCCCATCAGCCACAACTAGCAAGATTCTTGTGCTAGCCGTTCAGGAAGCATTCTCAACAAGAACAGCAAACTCAGCGGCGTCAGGGCTAAAATTATTACGCAACGGCACATCAATTTTTAATATGGATGGAACAGATCGGTATCAAAGCCAATTGTTAGAAACAAATCAAGCTTTCTTGCATAGCATTATTACAAGAATTCCAGTCAATTATTTAGATGAACCGTCTAGCACATCGGCTTTGACCTATAAATTACAAGGCGCAGCCAATACGACCGGAAGCGGTGGACAGGTCAAATATCAAGAAGGTTCATCAGTCAGTTCAATTATTCTCATGGAAATAGGTGCATAATGGCAACATCATCAGAAGTTCTCTCAATGCTTATTCCAAATGGCGGATATGTTCAAGTCGGAACAGAATACGAAGGCATTGAATTTATCGAGTGTGAATCAATTACGAAAAAGCAATATACAGATGGATTTGCTCAATACGATGCTTGGAAGGCTCAGCAGGAAACTACTAAGGCAGAAGCTAAATCAACATTATTAGAGCGTTTGGGTATCACCGCTGAAGAAGCGGCTTTATTACTTGGATGAAACCAACACTCTGTAAAGCTGGTCAACAGTTAAGGGAACAGTTCGATGACACCTTCCCAGATCGTGATCGACGTTCCGATGGCTGGATCGGCGATACACGTCACGCATCACGCCCTAGCGATCATAACCCTGATCCAAAGGCTGGAATGGTTGTCAGAGCAATTGATGTTGATGCAGATGTCCATAAATCAGGCAAGCCCGACCTCATGCCCGATATTGCAGATCAGATTCGTCTCGCTGCAAAGTCTGGAGAGAAGCGCATCTCTTATGTCATATTCAAAGGCCGAATTGCATCATCTCGCTTGGGCTGGCGCTGGAGAAAATATACGGGAAGCAATCCGCACAACCATCATTGCCATATCTCTTTCACTAGCAAAGGTGATGAAGATGGCTCGTTCTTTAATATCCCGTTACTAGGAGGCAAATAAATGGAAGCAGCAATTATCGCAGGATTAGGCTTAATGGCTATTCCAGCAATCCGAGCAGCGATCAAGTCATACCGGGCTAAGAAGGCTTTAAAGGATGTACTCGTTGATGCAGTAGAAGCAGCAGTAGATGAGATCGATCCTAAAAAGAAATGACGGTTCAGGATTATGCTGCTCTTGCAGTAGCGATCGTGACGGTGCTGGGTGGTGTTACTGCAATGCTGCACTTTATGATCAAACACTATTTAATGGAGTTGAAGCCCAATAGTGGGTCAAGCCTTAAAGATCAAGTTAATCGACTTGAAGCGCGTGTTGATACCATTATCGAGATGTTAGGTAAGTAACACTTATCCTATGGCTCGTAAAAAGGTTATAGACCTTGATACATATACAGCACTAGATGCCTGGGCAATTAGTCTCCAGGAAATGTATAGGGCGCTTCGCCGCGCTGGTTTTGAGGTTGATTTAGCACTTGGAATCATAACTGAGCCATCGGCTTATCCAGACTGGATTCTTCCTAAGCCAGACCTCATTCCACATACCTGGGATGATGAAGATGACGATGAGGATTAACAATGAAAAGAACTGTAATCGTTCCAGATCTACAGGTTCCATATCACGATGAAGTTGCTGTCCGCAATGTTGCATCTTTTGTTAAGGCATACAGGCCAGATAGCATCATTACTTTGGGAGATGAAATCGACCTCCCTCAGATCAGTAGATGGTCAGACGGAACCCCGGGTTGGTACGAACAGACACTAGCTGATGATCGAGATCAAGCCGTAGAGGTCTTATGGTCGCTAGTTGAGCATTCTAAAGAAGCCCACATGATCCGCTCAAACCACACAGATCGACTTTACAATGTCATTATGAAGAAGATCCCAGCATTCCTGGCATTACCTGAATTAAGGTTTGAGAAGTTTCTGAGACTTGATGAATTGGGAATTACTTATCATAAGAAGCCGTACGCCTTCGCTAAAGGCTGGGTAGCAGTGCATGGAGATGAACAAGGTATTAACCCTAATGCAGGCCTTACAGCCCTCTCAGCGGCTCGTAGACACGGTTTAAGCGTAGTTTGTGGACACACACACAGAGCGGGTCAGTCGGCCTTTACAGAGGCATCTGGGGGCAAAATAGGGCGTATATTGCGTGGAGTTGAAGGTGGGCATCTTATGGATGTACGCAAGGCTGGCTACACCAAGGGAACTATGAATTGGCAGCAGGCTTTTATCTTGGTCGAAGATAGCCAGGTAACTTTAATTAACCTTGAAAAGGATGGCACTTTCGTAGTTCATGGCCGTAGGTATGGACGATCTCGATAACGATATAAAGCGAACGATCGATGATGCCGTTGATGAAGCAGAATTGTTACCGTTTCGTTATATAAATGATCGCGGTTCTGTCTGCTAGTTGTGTCATTCTTATCCCAAGAAGCCAGAAAGTCTGGCAAAAGGGAGCAATATGAGTTTATTACAGTTAATCATCTTAGCCAGTTGGTTTGGGATGTTCTTTCTGGGGTACAAAATAGGCCACAGAGACGGCTACATAGTAGGTCGCAAGGCAGTTCGCAAGCATTACGAATCTGTTGAGAAGGTGCGAGTATGAAGCATGCAGAAATCCTTCAGACAGCTACAGACTTATACCAAGACCGGGGACTTAGTTACGGTCACCCAACTGACAATATGGCAAGAGCAGCAAGGCTTATCAGCGCCTATTTGGAAATGCCGATTACAGATTATCAAGTTGCGGTCGTACTCTCGCTGGTCAAGATTGCCAGAAGCATCGAGGATGCACAGAAGATCGACACCTGGATCGATGGCGCTTCCTACCTAGCCATCGCTGGACAACTAGCCACAGAGGAGAATGAGCTATATGTTTAATCTAGAAGATTATGAAACAGTCGAAGAACGCCTAGCCAAATTCTGGAAGGAACATCCTGATGGTCGAATATCTACTGAGGTCGTTGAGCATACTCTTCAGCGGTTTATCATTAAGGCTTCTATCTATAGAACTGAAGTGGATGCACACCCTTGGACTACTGGCTTTGCTGAGGAAACCGTATCTACGCGAGGAGTTAATTCTACGTCGGCGCTTGAGAATTGCGAGACGAGTGCGATTGGTCGTGCTTTGGCTAACGCGAATTATGCAGCGAAAGGCAAACGCCCTAGCCGTGAAGAAATGGCAAAAGTCAATCAGGCGCAGCCAAAACCGTTCGCTGAGAAGTTAAACGATAAGATCATTCTGCCAGTTGAAGATGATGTCTGGACTGTTAAAGCCGTAGAACCCGCTCCAAGTGCTGCCGATGCAGTTGCTCTAGTTCAGGAAGTTTTAGGCGCTACCAAGATCGATAAGGATATTCCTCATTGCAAACATGGTGAGAGAGTTTGGAGAACTGGCAGCAAAAACGGCAAGGAGTGGGCAAATATGAGCTGCAACAACAAACCTATGAATGGTGAGCGCTGGGCTGAGGTCGAGAAGTGCGAGCCGATTTGGTATGTCATAGACAATAACGGAGCTTGGAAACCTCAAGAGGTGCGCAAATGAGCAGCCTACAATTTATGAACCAAGACGGTGAATGGGAGTCATACCCAGACGTTGATGTTTTAGATCATTACAAGATGATCCGAGATACCGTTAAAGCTTCTGGAATTACTACTCGATGCTGCTTATGTAATAGAGAGTTTGATGTCTCAGAAATAGTCATTACAGGCGGATCATTACAGGCAGGCTTTACCTGGTCTTGCCCAGACTGCCACGCAGTAACTCTGGAGACAAATGTCGCAAAGCCGCAAATATAGGGGTTATGCTACTGAGAAATTGGTAGCACAATTCTTCTCTCAATGGTGGCCATATGCATTACCAACGGGAGCAGGAAGGTCTGGAAGTGATGTTACTGGGGTTCCGTACTTTGATATAGAAGTCAAAGCCCGGGCAGATTTCCAACCTAAAGCGTGGATCGATCAGGTCGGAAAGCGAACAGCGGAGAATGGGGATATTCCTCTTGTTGTAAGCCGACTAAATGGACAAGGGGCAGACGTGGGAAGCTACCTTGCGTTCATGCGGTTATCTGATCTGGTCGATCTCATGCGAAAGGCAGGTTATGACAAGTTCGAACACAAGCTACAAGACTCAAATATCAGACGATGTAAAGGATGCGGAGAGTGGACAATAAATGACCCCTGCAGATGGTGCGAGGAACAATAATGAACTATTTGACTGGATGCATACCTGCCCATGTGGCTATTCGCTTAAGTCTGCCTATGGCTTTCTTACTCAGCGTGAGATTAGCCGAATGATGCTAAGTCACATTGAGTCGATGCATGGCAAGGTTACATAATGCCGATCTATGAATTTGAATGCACTAATGATCGATGCGAGGCTAACTTGCGATATGAGAAGGAGTTTAAGATAAATGAAGATCACCTGGTTGAATGCGGTTTATGCCACGAGCCGATGCGTAAAATCTATAGCAGTTTCGGTATTCAGTTTAAAGGTTCCGGGTTCTATTCGACGGACAAGTAATCCGACACGCCGCTCTGAGCAGGACTTATGTCAAAGGTATTTGACCGAGGCGGTACACTTCTCTGCTAGAAGCCCTCAAGGCTTCAGAGCAAGCCTGAAAGGCGTAGCTTGCTCGGTAGCAGTCGTTATTGGGCTATCTCTGTCTATAGCAGGAGCCGATAGAGTAGAGGCTTCAATAGATGCAACTAAAGCGCTTAAATTATTAGCTGATAAGCAATTAACTTTTAAGCAATACAGTTGCCATAACCAGATAGTGTTTAAAGAATCTACTTGGAAGATCGATGCAGTTAATGGATCTCATTATGGCTATTATCAAATGAGAAATAAGCATATTAAAGGCAAGCCTTATGATTATCAGTTCTATATGTATTGGTACTACGTTGCTTATAGATATGGCATTACTAAGTATGATGAGCCTGATTACTGCAAAGCATTAAGGCACCTCAATACTAAAGGCTGGCAATGAGTAAGTTAACTAATACCGGTTCTACTAGCGCTTGGCGTAAGATAAGACAGAGCGTAATCAATCGCGATGGATGTTGCCAGATGTGTGGTACAGAAGAACGCTTGAGTGTTGATCATATAGTTCCACGCCATCTAGGTGGAGACGATAACCCAACTAATCTGCAAGTATTGTGCAGCAGTTGCAATAGTAGTAAGGGGGGTAGGTTTTTTGATAGGGCAAAGACAC